CTAGCATCATAATCGTCACCCCAAGTCTTCTTCAACTCATCTACGGCTTCAGATTTAGCTTTTTCAGCTGCTTCAGTTTGTGCAACTACAGCTTCTACTCTATACTCAACTAGCTTATTAGCTTGTTCAGTATTAAGACCTGCTTCATATGCTATAGCTTTAAAATCATTTAACTCAGCTTCAGCGTGAGGAGCATATTTTTCTCTACCGCCTTCAAACATTTCACTGAAGTCATAATTATCAGCTGTTTCAGGTTTACCTAATTTAGAGTACAGTGTTTCATCACCTTTCCATAATATACCATCTACATCTTTTACTTTATTATAGAAGTCTTGCTTAGCTTCTGGTGAAGCATCTTCAGCTGGTATTCTTACAGAATTACCTACCATCTTTTGAAGTTCTAAATAGCTCTTAGCTAAATCAGCAGGTTCTTTAAAGTCTTTTAAATTACTTGTATTTAAATACTCTTCAGGTAACCATGATTTACTTTCAACTGGAACTTCAACTACAGGAGCTGATACTACAGATTCTACAGTTGGAGACGCTACAGTAGAAGTCTCTACAATAGGTGCTTCTACAGCTACTTCTGGTTTAATTTCTTCACTCATACATTTCCCCCTCAACTTTTATATCTACTCTTTCTGGTTTAGTGTTAGCATCTATTATTAGACCTTGAACAAACTCTTTCTGGCCTAAGTTATAGTAGGTCTTTTCAGGAGTGTCGCCCATAGCTGGAGTGTCTACATAACTCTCAGCTAAGAACTTTAACACGCTTTGACCCCTATCTGTTTTAAATATTTCATATATGTTTTCTAAATGTTTAATGTTATCCATTCGTTCCTCCTCCTGGATTTACTTTCGAATTGATATCTGCTGCTTGAACAGCTGTATCCATAGCTTGTTGCTGTTGAGCTTGTTGAGCTCTTTGTTGTCTTAATGCTTGTACTTCATCGTCATTCTTTATAGCTATTTCAGGAACACCAAGTATCTTACCTGTATGTTTAGCTATTCCGTCTACATCAACATAATCAATCACTGAAGGATCTAATTGAGCTACTGCAGCTAAGTTCTGTACCCATTGTTGTATAGTGTTAACGTCTTGTATTTGTTGAGCTCTAGCTAATTGGTTCACAAATACTATCTCTACATCTATACCTCTTTCTTTTAAGATGTCTGGTAACTCTGGTAAGCTCCCATTTCTAAGCATCATCTTAAATGATCTAATTACTAATGGATTTAATAATTCGTTATTAACTCTAGAAAGTACTGGTCCCAGCACTCTTTGCATCTGCTCTACTCTTTGAGATACTTCGAATGCTGTCATTTCGCCAGTTTCCGTTCTAGGAGGTAATAGTAACTTGTCTAAGAAGAATATGCCTCTAATAGATGCTCTAAGTTCTTCTACACTAAATCTAAGTATATCGCTACGAGCTTGAGATACAAACTCTCTAACTCCGTCTATATTCTTAACTATAGATATCCCGCCTGGTCTCATATCTAGTTGTCCGAATACATCTCTTTGGTTAGCGAAGATAGGAGGCCTTACTTGAAGATCTATTGCTTCTAATCCTCTCATCTTTAATCTGTTTAAAGTTCTTACGTCAGGTAATGATAAATGTCCTGGACCTCTACCATACATCTCTCCTGGCATTAAACCCCATCTACTTACATACATAGGTGTTTCATAGTAACCTGATTCTTCTAGTAATGAACCATGAATAGTGTCTATGTATATACTAGCTATTGGTCTAAACTCTCCTAGAGCTAAACCTACGTCATTTAATTTTATTTCACTTCTCTTTCTAGGAGCTATACAATGTATAATCTCGAATTCTTTAGTTGGTTCTTTCTCTAAGGCTGTTATAACTTCTGGGTGTACTTTATCGCCCCATCTTTCTATCATCTGTTTAGGAGTCATAGAGAACTTTCTATGTATAGTGTCTACTATACCATCTTTATCCTCTGTCCAAGCTATACTAGTTATATGAACTGAAGTGAATCTAAACCCACCATCATCGTCTTGTTCATGAAGTAAAGCCATATTAGCTAAACTAACGAAAGATTGATAACTCTTAGCTATCTCTGTATTGAAATTGGATTCATTAAATTTATTATGCATTATACGGTTAACTTCTTCTAACCATATATTAGCATCTTCTACGTTGTTTAAATCATCTGATTGAAATCTTAATTTAGACCATACTGTAGCTGGGTTAGTTAATGTACCTTGAAATGATGATGACAAGTCTTGAACTGCTTGTAGAGCTGTTGAATCAAATAACCTTCTTGTTCTTCTAGCTCCTGGTGAAGAGCTATTAGGATCTATAGGTCTACCAGTTGAACCGGCTCCTGTAACCCCTGTGTATTGGTTGTTAAGCATGAACTCTGATAGTTCAGCCCACATGCTTTCACTATTCTGCCTCTCTGCAGTAGTGAATAGCATTTCAGCTTTCATTATAGTATCTTGTACGTTAACCGTCATATTATTCCCCTAATAGAGATTTACTTATAGTTGATGCATCGTCGTCTGTACCTGCTAATGAGAATAGTCTTTTCTCTTCTTGAGATCTTCTTCTCTTAGTAGCTCTTACTCTAGCTGCTTCTGTATCTACCACAGGAGCTTGACCACTAATACCTGGCGCTGAAGATGATTCAGGTGGAGGTGGAGGAGCTGCTACAGGAGCTGCAGATGCAGTAGGAGCTGGAGGTGGAGCTGCTGGTGGAGGAGGAGGTGGAGGAGGTGCTACAAATCCTATAGGTGTTGGAGCACTAGGTGCGTCAGGAGCTAATGCCCCTCTTACTACTGAACCAACTACCTGGCTTGCTACTTTTCCAACAGGACCTTTACCTTTACCGCCCTTGCTGCCTCCTTTACCGCCGCCTTTTCCACCGCCGCCCATATGCTATCCCTTCCTTACTTTCTTAATTTTAACATTACTTGCAGGTGAGTAACCTAAACTTGTAAGTCGTTTAGATATTGAGTTCTCGCTACTTTCAAATAATACAAATATTTCTTTACCATGATTATGATATAAGTCTGATTCCGCAAACTTAACTAAATCACTAAATAAACCTTGTCCTCTAGCTTCTGGATGTAAGTAGAAAGCATCTCCGTGTGCTTCTTTTTCACCCATAAGTATAAATCCTAGATAACCATAGAAGTTATCGTCTTCATCTGTTATAAAGTACATATGATACCTATTATCTGCAAACATCTTAGCGTAAGATGCTCTATGTATTTTAGGTGTCTTATATTGTTCAGATTTAGCTTCATCGTAATGAGCATCTAATACTTTAGAATAATCATCAAACAGATACTTGTTCATCTGTTCTAAGTTAGCCTTGAAAAATTTTAACATATGCTTTATCCGCTTCTTTATAATCTTTTAAATGGGTCTCATCTATACTACTCTGTAGATATCTGAAATATTTAGGGTCTCTTAACTCGATGACTTCTGATTCTACATGTTGTATAAAATCTGCATTGTTACTGTCTAAATACACTATATCTGCATATATCTGACTAGTGTGGGCAAATAATGTAATGGATACGATCATAACGCCAACTATCTTGTCATCCTTCAGATCGAAATATATCTCTACGTCTCCGTCATATTCCCAAAAACTTTCTAAATGTTCTGTGCATCCTTTCGATTCAAAGTATTCTTCTATTTGTCTCTGATAATCGAAAACATTTGTTATATGCATGTACATATATTAATCGTCTCCTAATAGACTAGTTGGTCCACTGCTACCTTTTGAGTTTAGAGATAATAAACTACTACCTCCTCTTCTACCTTTTCTTCTTTTAGATCCTTGAAGCCCTGTTGCAACAGTATCTTCTGATGCTGACGCTCCTTGTTTAATTGATGGAGCTGATGATTTTGTAGGACCTGTTTTAGTCGGTGTTACTGAAGCTGGAGCTGGAGTCGGTGCTACTGGGCCTGAAGCTGGTGCTGATGCTACTGGACCTGAAGTTGGTGAAGCAGTACTCTCGCCAGAAAGTTCTTGACGCCTTTGAGCTGATGCCTCTTTTATTATAGCTGCAATAGGTGCAAATGTTGGTTGAAATGCTGCAAGTGTTCCTGGTGCAAAACCTCCCATATTACTCGCCTCCTAATAAACTTTTACTAATAAATCCTGACACTCTAGTTTCTCCTAAATAATTCTGTTACGCGGTCTTCTATTAATCTCATTCCCGCTTTAGCTCTGTAAAAATTCTCTAATCTATTGAACATACAATATGTACCTCCTATTAAAGGCGATACTAAGAATGTTATTAAAGGCATCCATATGTAAAATGGTTCCCAAACTATAACACAAGGTATAGATATAAGATTTAACACTATAAGCATCAAATGGGTTATAGCTACAAACTTAGCTAAGCAATAATATAATACCGATGTATATTCCAAACCCTACTCCAAATATCTGTATACGTTCATTTAATGGAGCTTCTTCATATTCATTGACGTAGATTGCGCCTAATATAACTAATATGAATAAAAACAGTGTGAATAGTCCTGTCATACCTTCCTCCAATTGACTACTGTAAGTATAGTAGCTACTGAGCTTATATCAAGCAAACAGGTCATAATCTGATATTACAGATACTCTACCACTGTTAAATTGATCAGCACTGGTTATATCTTCAGATATAGCTTCCATCCTTATAGCATCAGCAGCATGAGAACTTCCATCATGTACTGGTTCTTTAATGAATACTTGTCTTTTTTTATCGTACCTTCTATGGTACAACTCTAATCTCTTAATACCTACTAAACATGCACCTGCATCAAAATGATATCTAGAGAAGCGTGAACGTACAGCATTAATACCATCCTGTACTGGCAATCTATCCAGCACCTCTACATTTGCTGACATCTGAGTCTGTCTTAACATATCTTCGAACATATCAGCTGTAGCCATTCCTGACTGTATATTTCTCTGCCTAGCATCATGAGGTAAATAATGTGTTCCATAATTATACCCTTTAGCTTCTAGTACTTTAATATAGTGTTGTAAATTCTTTCCATTGTCTTCATAGTAATCTACGAATGATATCTTGTTCCCTGACTTTTGTCTGAACCATATAGCTGTAGAATCATCTACACCTAAATCCCAAAAGGTATCTACTGTTAATACATCATTATAAATTACATCTGTAATTCTATCTTCTTTATATGCTTGTTCTATTTGGTCTGCATAGTACGCACCTTTCATACCAACTGTAAAGTTACAGCCATACTCTCGCTCTATATCATCCCATGTGGTCATACCAGTCTTAACTTGATCCTCAAAGTAATCTTGAGGGTGTACGTGTACATAGTTAGGTCTGTCTGGATATAGTGCTTGTTTAAATGATACTATCCATTTAGGAGATTCTTTCGCTCCTAGGAATAAATTATAGAAGTGGTTTCTACCGTTGGGGGTGGAATTAATTATATGCCAACAACCCTTACGTCTTAAAGCAGGTAGTAATGCTCTATACGCCTCTACATCTGAGAAAGCAAATTCAGATAGTACTACACCCATAGGAGTTACACCTCGTATAGCATTTGGGTTTCTATCTAAACCTAAGACTTGAATAGTGGAAGAGACACCTAATTTATCTTTACTTATAGTTATAGACATCTCTTGATTTGATATTCTACCTATGAATGGTTCTGGAATCATATCCAGTAGTTTAGTACCATCTTCTAATACCTTAGTCCATAAAGCCCTTTTAGCTTCTTCAGCTGTTGGGAATATGTAGAAGTAGTTACCAGATACTTGACATGCTTCTTTACACATGTAAGCGAAGCAACTTGTATCTTTACCTATTTGTCTAGGCCATACTAGTAAGGCTTTCCTTTCATCTAAGTGTCTCTTAGAATCCAGCTCTTTAAAGACATCTAGTTGATAGTCTCTAGGTATGAAGTTGTGAGGTACTGTTAAAGTATCCATATTAAACCTTTCCATGTTAATACAGCTACTGTTGTAGCGTATATTATAGTAGTCGTGAATCTGATTAGTCTATCAAGCTTCTTATACTTGTTTCTTATCCAATGCTTTATCTTTTGCCACTTGGTCATGATCCCTCCACTAATGGTACATAATAGTAAGCTATAGTGCAGAATATATCGTCATCATCTGTCTTAGCATTTAACCATCTACCTTCACCTTCTACTGCTAAGTTTAAACCTATCAAGTCTCTTGATGACTGTCTTAGCATTTCTGTTTCCAGTATTATTTCTTTTACTGTTAGAGAATCCGGACCTATGTCTGAAGTATATATGTCTACCGTAGCATCTCCTACTCCAACGTTCTTATTAGCGAATAGAAAAATGTCTGTAATAACTATTTTGTGACCTGATTTAGGTACTACAAAGTTATATGCAGTATTAATTGCGTCCAACGTAATAGTAACAGGTGTACTGTAATCTAAAGGAGCAGTAATTAACTGTCCGTATTTAGAGACTCTGGCTTTAGATCCAGAACCTTGTCCATCTTGTATTATCGTTTTTAAAGACATCTTTACTCCGTGAAATCTACTTCTTTAAGAAAGCATACAGCAACAACATATACATTAGTAGTTCCTGAAGTAGTATTAGTATCTATGTTAACGGCTATCCTATCACCTTTAGTTAATATAAAGTTTACAGGTATAGCTACTCTTGTACCAGGAGCTGCATAAGCTAAAGCTATATCATCTCCATTTGTATGAGTAGATCCCTCGACTCCTTTATAAGCATCGACTGCTATAGTCCTAGATGAACCGAAATTTCTATTTTGATTCATATCGACTGCAGTTGAGAAATCTACTGATACAGGGTTTCGAACTATAGTAATAGATGACACATCAGTAGTGGTCCCTGCTGAACCTATGCCTATAGTTAGACTCTCTATTACTAGATCTCTAGCTTCATTATTTTTAATATATAGTACATCAGATGCTGTGGTACTGGTTAAACCTATAGTACCTGTATTTATATTGTAAGCATCTCCTACTTCTGTAGCATGTAATGGTTCTGTTTCTGTAACAGAGTGTGTGAACATTCTATTACCACTTACTCTCGCTACGTTTCCTGTTCCTGTTCCGTCATTTATTGTGGACATTCGTCTAACTCCTCTTCCGTTATTATTTCTAAATGTTGTTCTAGATTGTCTAGTTTCTCTATAACCAATTCTAGAGCACACATTATCTGAGTGTCCCTAGCTCTTGTATCCATTTCCACCTTCCTATTAGAAGGGATGAACTTAATAGTCATGGTAACCTCCCTGGATTACTTTTGCTTTTATCGTACCTGATTTATAATCTCTTACGTTTAATCTAAATCCTTGAAAGGGTATGTTTAGTGTAGAAGCACATGATTCTGTTAAATCACATAATACGTCATGTTTAATCCAAGTCTCTTCCTGTCCATCTATACAGTCATCTGGAGTGAACTCGAAGTCCACTGTACCAGTACCACTTTCCATGTCAACTACTATCAAGTAGTTATCACCAGCGTTACCTCTTCTATCAACACACTTATGTGCAGTTACGCCAGTTTCTGTTGTTTCTATTAATGTTTGTCTCAATCGTCTGGGTCCTGTGATTTAGTTCCAATTCGGGTGACCTTACACGTGCCGTCTGGCCTGGGGTCAATTATATTTATAGGTACATCTGCTTTATCTCCTAAGACTCCTTTCTTATCGAAAACAGAATCTAAGCATTTAGACTTTCCATTGTAAGTCATATGTCCTGGGAGTATCATTGATGGGCAACTGTCTATCCTTACAGCTGGTTTACATTCAGTGCAGAGCTCTTTACTTATATCTTCTACTTCAGTATCAGTTAATTCTCTTACCTGAAGTTTGCATTTACAACAAATGAATGTTCTATTCTTCCAATTTCTTACAGCCACTTAGTACCTCTTTAAGTTTATATGCATCTATTAATGATTAAAGGGTTAGCATAGAATTGAGCGGTGTACATTCCAGACAGTTAATGTCCGGTGATTTTACGCGTTTCGGCCAGTATATCGTAGTATGTCCTAAGAGGATAAATATCCAAGCGCTCTTCATATCTAAAACCTTCACAGAGAATATAGTTACTACTGTACAGATATCAAGTACTATACGATATTTTTTTCCTATCTAGACCGCTGACGACGCTAGGAGGAAGCCCGACAAGCCTTTAGGAGGCAGCTAAAGCTCGTAGCACCCTTTAAACCCCCTACCCTACCTTACCCTATCACATCAGAATTTAAATCTCTTATACGAAGATACTACTTCCTAGTAGTACTTACCACTTAAGTAACCCCGGCCAGTTGTAGCTACACTTTATTTTATCTCCCAAGTATAGCCGGGTGACTCCATAGGACCATAATAACTATCACTCAGAAATAAAACCCCGCCCCCGGGTCCGAATATACCCCCACCCCCTTCACAGTAGTAGATATATAGTATAGATAGGGAGTAGATGACTGTGTAGTATCCTTCGCGTGTGTAGAGCTGTCCATTTAGTTAGAGTTAGTGCTAAGATATTGGCTAAGGCCTTGATATCATTGACTGTATAGCTATAGATGGCTAGTGATACTGTCTAGTATTGTCATATGAATGCAGTGATTATGTCTGTTAATTGATGAGATTGATAGCTATTACCACAGTATTACATAGTAATAGTGAGATACTTCTGTCCAGTTACTGGTCTTAACTCACTCAACTGTATATACACTACACAAGAAAACTTCGGTGCTTGTGGGTGTGGAAGTATACTATAAGTATATCTTTGTGGTACTCTTACCGTTCGTCTGACCTGAGTGGTGATATAGATGGATGACTGATTATAGGTACAGTTGCTTAGGTGCTCGTGGTTGAACTAACGAGAGTTCCTCGTATGTTTGCAAGGGGGTATAATTGCGACTGTTATTGTAGAATAGATGGATAACTGATTATAGGTACAGTTGCTTAGATGCTCATAGCTGAACGAACTGATAGTGGTTGGTATGATTGCAAGGGGTATAATTACGGTTGAATTAGCTAAGGACTCATTATTACTGAGCCCTCTATTTAATGCTATTGGTCTGATATGACCTTGGAGTTATCTGTTAGTGCTTCGTTAGGTTCAGCATAGTTCATGATGATCATCTTGGGTGCTAATGCATCTCCTGACACTTCTATCTTAGTTGATGTGTTAAACCTACGTGATAATATAGGAGCCATCTTACCGAGTACGAACTTGCTCTCATCTATCCGACGCTTCAACGTTGCTTCCGCTTGTCTCCAATCCTCTACATCTGGATATGCTTCTTGAGCTGTCTGTCCTGCTATACGATGTAATTCATCCATTCTATGCATCAACAATACAGTATATGCTTGGTTGATGTCCTCAGCGAATGCTTTATCTTGGACTGATTTCCTATAAATGCTATCTTTGTGTGGCACTTTATCAGGCCATTTCTCAGATATTTGACTGATATCATTGCCTTCTGCCATCTTTTGGAGTATGAAGTTCTTCACTTCTTTACTGAATCTTATCTGTTTGCCCATTAATTGATCTCCTTATATATGTCTGATAACCTACCTTGCTGATCTAATACCCAGTATAATTCACACCATTCACCTATTCCTGGTTTTCTAACCAGCTCCTGAGGTGCTCGTGGTTGAACGTTCTCACCTAGGTCGTTATGATTAGATGGCTCTATTTCGGGTGCCTGTAAGCAAACATCACAAATACGCGTCTCATTTATACTTATATAATGGTTAGTATAATAACCTACACAATACTTATTAGAACATTTTCGATTCATAGTCATCCCTTTAGTTGCTTTTAATCTGTCACCCTACACCTTTCACTTTAAAGTATAGTGAGACGGATGACAATTACAAGGGTTAAAACCACTCAATGGTCCATCTATAAGATGAACGGTAATATACCACTTGCTATCTAGAAGGATGTATCCTATAATTATAATAAGGGTTGATTATAGTGAGAGGTGATAAATATGAAAGACAAACTACCAATTTATTTAGACGCACAAGAGATTCAAGTACTGATCAGCTATAAGATAGATCTTTATGCAAAGAGATTAGATATTAATGCAGACATCGAAGAGTTGAAAGTAATAGAAAAGGAAGTTGAAGATTTAACTGCGATGAGAGACATAATAAAAGAACAACCTAAAAGAGAAGTAGTAGATGATATGCTACAATCTATATGTGCATTAGAAGCTGAAGACAAGGTTATAAGCATAGACGCTCCTAAGATTAAGAGAGAAAGTATGGAAAGAATGCAAGAAGCTTTAGACTTCTTAAGCCACACAGCTAAGGTTATACCCTTTAAGAGAGAAGAAAATGAATAATACTGATGTAGAACTAGTTAAGAAGATACAATTCCATATAGACTGTATGATATGTGAGAAATGTTATGTAGTAAGCGAAGCACTAGCTAGTGTGTCTAACGCTACTAAAGGACTATACGAAGAGATAGATAAAGATGAGATAGCAGCATATAAAGCGGTGTACTTATGAGAAAGAGATTGACAGATAAACAAGGTAAAGCTATATGTAGTTTAATAGCTAATACCTATAAGGCTTCTAGTACTTACCTATGGCTGTGCTTTATACCAGGTAGTATTGTAATGACTTTCCCATTGATAGCGAGGTTAATGATATGAATACAAGAGATACAAGTGATTTAGTAGTGATGCTCATAGTAGGAGTGTTTATAGCAGGACTGTTAGTATTATCTCTAACTGTTATGCTTTCTAAAAGTATAGTAGGAGCTGTAGTAGGTCTACTGTTATTTATTACAGATATAGTTTTAATACGCTGTGCATATAACTCTGTAAAAGATTACTATATAGATATGAAGATTAGAAAGATAAGATTATCTAGAAGACTTAAAAGAGATGAAAAAATAAATAAATAAACACTTGCTTTTTGGATAGAGGTGTTCTATAATTATATTAAGAGGTGATTAATTATGAACATGAAACGTAGACAGTATTACAAAGTAGAGCACTTATGGAGAATATTAAGAGCGGTAGCATTGTTAGCAGGGACAGGCTTGTGGTTATACACTGATGTTAACTCACATATTATATTCAGCTTTTTCGTGTTAGCAGCAGTGATAGACCAACTTCATGGAAAGATATGTCACTTATTAGAAAAGATATTAAATTTTCAAGAACAACATAACGATTGGGAGTAAGCAATATGAGATCAAAGACAGACCTAAGTATTACAGTACTATTATGTATCAAAGTGGCACTTATATTATTCCTAGTTACAGTAATATATAATATCACCTTAGTACTAGAGATAAAAGTAGCACCTCCAGCTGCAGGAACACATGAAATGGGTACTTGTGAGTTAAGAGGCACTAATATAGTTCCTTACGTATGTGATGAGAGAGGTAAATAATATGATTATATCTTCAATAGTAGCAGTTTGTTTAAGTATGATATTCGTTATAGCAATAGTTATATTAGGAGGAACAAAAAATGACAAAGAATAATAAAGATTTCTTCTGGAGAAAGCCAGAGAGTAACCAAGAGAGTTACTATATAAGAGAAGACGCAACCTATGAGTATTGGAGATCTCAAGCAGAGTTCACTAGTGCTGATGAAGATACAGTTAAAGCTGATTATAATGACAGATTAAAAGATGTTTAAGAGAGGTGGTAATATGAGTGAAGATACAGAACAAGGTTTGAGCAACTTACAACTACTACAAGAGAAATATGAATCAGAAATTGAAGTAGATTGTTATTTAGCAGAGTTATTAGCAGAGATTAAAGGAGAAGTAAAATGAAAAGTATAATTAGAAATATAGTCTATGCTTTTATCTATGTATTTGGCGGAATATATGTAGCTATAAAAACTCTAGTACTTAGAGGTATATTTTATGGAACCTTATTTCTAGTCGGATGGTTACTAATAGTTAAATTTCTACCTGTTACACATACAGTAGATATCAAAGCTATTTCGCATGACCCTCATAGTTACGTACTTATATTATATGCTCAAGCAATACTAGCAATTGCTGATGAAGATGATACAGTAATACTTAGAATATATAGTCCAGGAGGCTCAGTACTAATATGTGCTGATATAATTAACAGTATAAAAGACTCGTTAGCACATACTATTAGTTATAACGAAGGTATTGCATATAGTGCAGGTGCTGTAATAGCAATGTCTACAGATGAAGTTAAATCAGCTTATATGTCTGAATACCTATTCCATAGACCTAGAATTATGATTATGGGAATGCCTGTATTAATTAGTGATGAGTTACCAACAGTACTTATGTTAAAAGAAATGATTCACAACGATGTATTCCAATACTTAACTTTAATAGAACAGTATAGATATCAAGCATTAATGGATGATGTTATCGTTACAGGTAGACAGATAAGAGAAAGAACAGCTAAAGGTGGATTTACAGATGCTGAACGTTACCAACAATATGTTGAATTAGTTAAGTATTCAAATGATAACCCACCAAAGACTATACAACAGAAGTTAGATGAAACACGTAGTAAGTCAAAAAAGAACAAATAAAGACTTGCTTTTTGGATAAAGGTGTTCTATAATTATATTAAGAGGTGATAAATATGAAAATAAAGAATATAAAAAACTGCAAACCACTCTTAGTAGTTATAGGACTTATCCTTTTAGGAGAAAGTATATTTACAGGGCTTATACCTCACTCTAGAGGATACTTGTTCGGATTATTACAATCTCAAACAGGCCCTATATACTTGGCTTTAGGTGTATACTTGACTAATTACTTATGTTTAGATTTCTTTTGCGCTGTAAAAGGCTACGCTATAATTAAGACATCTTTACTATTTAGAACAGCTAGAACAGAAGAAACTATTAAGAAAGTTAAAGGAGAGGTAGAGAACACTCCTCAAAGAATTCAAGAAGATATCAAGTTAAGCTATGAAAGTAGGTTCATAGTATGGTCTGAGTACATAATATCAGGGATAATTGTTATACAATTGATAATTATTAACTTGTCTCAACCAATATTAATCTTCGCGGCCTTGACATATGCTGGAATAAGTGTCATAATTGCATTAAGGTTTAACCCGAAGTTAACTAGAGCAGAAAAAGAAGTGCAGAGAACAGAAGCTACATATAGACACAGTCTTATAGACAGCTTAAGCTTAACATGCTTACCATTAGCTAACAAAGCTAACCTTATGGCAGCTAAGATAAGAACGCACTACTTACTATTTACTAGACTTCAGTTAGGAGTTATGTCAGTATTACCATATGTTGTATTGATACCAAGCTTATTATCAGGAGATATAGATTTAGGAACATTGGTTAAGCATCAGGCTACATTTGCATTAATAGTAGTAAACGCAAGTATATTAATACAGTTATATCCTAAGTTAGTTAAAGGTAGAGCATCAGAGGAAAGAGTAAGAGAGGTGGAAAATGATTAAAGAATACATTATAGATGGTGAAACGTTTCAACACGTTACATATAACGACGGAACTACTAGACTTTTCAACGATGAAGGTATAGGAAGCATAGTAGATATAGATAATGAACTAGAACATGTAGTATTTAAAACATCAGACTACTGTAAGCAAGGATACGTAGAAGACGACACAACATATCTTTCAAAGAGTCCTAGGAATCTTAAGAGATTACAAGATAGCATAAATGGAGGAGAGTAGATGATAGGCGGTATAATAACAGCGATAAGCGGTATAGGAAAGGCTTTCTTTGGAGCTAAACAAGCTAAAGCAGAGATTATTAATAAAGCTATAGGCGTTGTAGGCGACATAAATAAGTCAGATGATGCAAGAGCAGTAGCTGCAGCTCAAATTATAACTGCAGAAGCTCGTTCTGAAAGCGTTATAACTAGAGTTTGGAGACCAGCGGTAGTACTAGGTTTCACAACCATACTGTTCGCTTACTTCTTTGGATTTATCCCAGAGAATGTGACCCCTAGGATACTAGATCGTATATTTGATATAGTAGAATACTCAGTATTAGGTTACATGGGAATGAGAAGTATGGACAAATGGATAAGAGACTTATCACTAGGTTCAATAATTAAGAAGATAGTGGAGAAAAAGTTATGATAGATGTTATAGGAATGATGTGGGTAGCTATGCATTTTATAGTTATAATAGGATTTATAGTACTAGTCACTAAAGATTTACGATAGAATTCTCGCGACGAGGATATTTTACTTAACACCGTAGGAGGTAATTATGAGTAATACAACAGAGCACGCAACAGGTATAGGCAGTATTAAGTTTTTAGCAGCTGCAAGAGCACTAAATAATCAGTTCACTAACAAGATGGAATTTTCTTGTAGGTTAGTACTAGATGCTAACGATAAGTGTGTTGAACATATTAGAGGCATCAACAGTGCTAAGATAACAACAAAAAATGCAGGAGAAGGTCAAGTAAACATCAACTTTACTTCAACTTTTGCACCTAAAGTACTAAATAAGGACAACGAAGTTCTTTCAGGTGAAGAGATTCCATATTTCGATGGAAGAACCGACACCGGAACAGCAGCTGTTACTTATAAAGTAGTAGACTATGGAGACGCAAAAATAATTCGCCTCAGTGGTATTAAGCTACTAGACTTAAGCATTGTTGAGAAGGAAATGCGAGAAAGTTCTATGGACGTTACTTTAGAACAACTTAAAAATATAACTTAACTGGGAGGTGATCAGAAGTCGAAGAACCTCAACTTGAGTATAAATAGAGGAAAATCCTAGACTTAAAACGTCTAGGTACTAATTTTAAGAGAGGTAATTAATATGATAATGGCATCAACAATAGCCATCGAGCTAGAAAGGGTAAAGAAAGCACTGAGGGAAGCAGGAATATTAGATGAAGATGACAAATTAATTAGTGAAGAAGATGAGGAGACAGTATGAAAATTAAAGCTATAGATTTCGAGACAAGAAGAATCAGCGAGGAAGAGCCTTGTCCTACGCCTATATGCTTATCATACTATTACTTAGAAGATGGAAAGGAGCGAAAAGGGATTGTCACAGGACTTGACAGCATGGAGGCATTCTTATTCGACATACTGAGTTGCAACTGTTTAATTGTAGCTCACAATATGTCCTTTGAAGCGAATGTAATAGATACACACTTCCCTAAACTTAGGAAGTTAATGTATAGAAAGTTTGATTTAGGTCAAATGATATGTACGGAAATAATAGAGAAATATATAGATAATACTAGAAAAACGACCATGAGAATGTTCTCACTATCTACACTGGTCATGAATTATTTTAATACAGATATATCTGAAGATAAAAAGAATCCTGATGCATGGAGATTAAGATATCATGAATTAGAAGATGTAAAGCTAGAACAATGGCCTGAAGAGGCTAAGAGATATGCTATAGATGATTCAGTATGGACATATAAGATATATATAAGACAGTTAGAATCTAAAGTAGACGCTAGAGAAAGCATAGCTGCTGGTTTCTACCTAAACAAAATAGGATTAGCAGGTGCAAATATAGACCATGAAAGAGTATTAGAACTAGAATGTGAAATAAACGATTTAATCAAATTACCTCAAGCTTATCTAGAAAAGAAAGGTATATTAACTAAATTAACAACTGGTAAGTATAAAAAGAACTTAAAGAAATTTCAAGAGCTAATTGCAGAACAAGTGAAAGAACCTGAAAAGACCGTTAAAGGAAAGATAGCTACAGGAGTAGAGGTTTTAGAGCGATATATAGGTAAGGTAGATGTTGAGTCAGAACTATATGCTATCTTGAAGGAGTATTTAAATATAATGGAATATGAGAAGGTGAGAACTTCTTATATACCTAGACTTAAATTAGCTAAACCTTTAATAAGGTCTACTTATAAACCTTACATAACTTCAGGAAGAACTTCCTGTTCAGGTACTAGCTTCTACCCTTCAGTTAATATGCAACAAATGCCTAGGAGCGTAGAAGGTGTTACGTGGGATATCAGAAACTGTTTTGTTCCAAGACCTGGCTATAAAATATGCAGTATAGATTACAATGGATTAGAGCTAGCTAGTACAGCTAATCGACTATATGATCTAACAGGTAGACAAAGCATGCTAGATATCGTCAACAAAGGAGAAACACCTATAGATTTACACAGTATGTTAGCTTACAGGATAATGAACATTAAAGAGAAATCCAAAGAAACATACGAAGGCTTCATGTCTAAGAAGAAAGAAAAGAAGTATGCAGAGTACAGACAACTAGCTAAACCTATTAACCTAGGTTTCCCAGGTGGAATAGGATATGACACTATGAGAACATTACTAGCTAAAGAAGGGATATTCCCTAAACTTGTCGTACTTGAAACAGTACCATATGAAGATAGAATATCGTGGAAAAGAAATAAAGCTAAGAGAGAAGGATACCCAGTTAGAATAAGAAGAGTTGGGTTTAGAGAGTTTCAACTAGTATACGACGAGCTGGTCCTACTAAAAGAGGAATTGTTCGCTCTTTACCCTGACCTAGAGTACTTCTTAACTGAAGGACATAACGAGTACTTAACAGGAGAGACTAAAAACATTAAAAATGAATTTGGAGAATGGGAAAAAGAACCTATGTATGCATATACAGTAGGAGAACTTAACGTGAATTACTGTACATATACTAAATTATGTAATGGTATACTTATGCAAAGCCCTTCAGCTATTGGTGCTAAGAAGGCAATGGTTAAAATAATAAGTAAGTACGGTAACTCTGTTGCAGTTAAGCCTTTAGCTTTCATACATGATGAGATATTATTTGAAGTACTTGACAATAATGAAAAGTATGCTATAATTAAAGATATAAGTCAGATATTGATTGAAGAAATGCAGACTGTATTAAAGAGCGTAAGGATAGCAGTAGAGGCAGAGTTATTCCCTTACTGGAAGAAATCAGGAGGCGAATGGTCTAAAACTTACTTTAAAGGACCTAAAGACACAGATTTAAAGGAGCTATAAGATGAAGATAATAGTAGAATACGACCTGAGTAAAGATCAAGACTTCAAAGATTACGAGATACATAAGAATGCTGATGGTTTACTATCCGCAATGTGTGAATTTGATACATACTTAAGAAACAGGTATAAGTACCCTGAAAACCAGATTTCAGACCAAACTCACGAGGCTATAGTAGAGATTAGAGATAAGTTTTACGACTGTATAGCTGAGTATAATTCTAGTTTAGATTGTTAAGGAGAAGATATGAGTTACGATGATACTAAAGTAAGAAAAGGACAAGCGTATAACCTAGCAGTTATGACTGCAATAGCTGATGGTAAGCATCACGATAACGTGTATATTACTAAACAGTTCTTGAGACACTATCAATTTGCAGCACTATGTCAAAAAGGTGATGTAAATCAATTAGCTGCAATAACTGAATGTCCAAAGATAATAGAACTATTTAATGAAGTTACTAAATCGTTAGGAGGTTAACATGAAATATAGATTTAAACACTTAAGAAACTTTATGTTAGGTGCTCAAATGTGGAGTAGTAAGAACTCTATAGGATTTATAGTTTGCCTAGGTACAAAAGGTATAATGGTTAGCTACTGTAAAAAGAAGAAAGGTGGCTGTGATAATTGTAGTTGCGCTAGGTCTTCAGGAGTTTAATATGGAATATGATTATTTGATTGAAGAGTGTAGACAGCGCGTTATAGAAAGTGCAGATGCATTCATAGCTGGTGTAGGAATAGGAGACACTATTAGACAGTCTGTAGATGACTTGATTAATACTGTAGGTACCTCACACATAGAACAACTTAAAAGGGATAAAAATGTTTAAAGAATTAAAACCTAAAGGTGATGAAGAATGGTTAAAGCTAAGAGCTAAAGTTCTTACAGCTACTGATATGGGAGGAGTCTTAGGACTTAACCCTTGGCCGTCCGCCAGTATTAAGAACATATTAGCTAATAAGAAACAGTATGTACCGTTTGAGAACGCTTATACTTACAATGGGATAACTTTAGAACCTAAAGTAGTTGACGATGTTAATAAAGTATTAGGAACTAACTTTAAGTTATTCGAGAATGGAACTAGAAGTTTCTTTGCAGATGTAGATTTTGGATTAGGAGCAACTCCAGATGCTGGAGAAGGTGATACCTTACTAGAGTGTAAGACAACCAAGCCAGGTAATGCTTTAAAGTATTCATATCATCCACCTGCTTACTACTTAGGTCAATTGTACACTCAAATGTACTGTACAGGTAGACAGACAGGTTTATTAGCTATAACTTCTACCAACTTTACACAATATACTGAGGAACTTAACCTACCTATAAGTATATTTGAGATAAAAAGGTTTAAAGCAATGGACGATTTGATAGTCCAGGAAGTAACAAGGTTTTGGGAAACCCTTAAGATAGGGAAAATGTACAGAGTAAATCGTAAACAGGGACTTAATATAGAGTTCATGCTTAGGTTTAAAACTAGAAGGATATACAAATGAAAAGTACTTGTGGAACATTATATGATGTAGAGAAATTCATTCAAGCTCAAGCAGCACACTGTAGAGCTCACCAATTCTTTGATAGAGATGAGATACAATCATTAGGTTACTTAGCTTATACAGAAGCTGAACAGAAAATAAACCCTGATAAGAGTATCAATGAAAGGAAATCATTTTATAGGTACGCAATTAGAAGTATATTAACTAACGAGATTAAGAAGAAGATAACACATAGTAAAAAGATAATATATGTAGATGATAGTGAAATAGCTAAATCTTTAGGTCAAGAACAGGAGTTAAAAACAGCTCCAGAACTACATGAGGTTTACAAGTTCATAGGCAATCTACCAGATAGGGGTCAAGAGATAATAAAAAGGAGGTACCTAAATTCCAAAGTAGAGACTTTAAATGAGATCGGACTGACTATGAACCTTTCAGGTGAAAGAGTTAGACAGATTTGTAGACAGAACTTAGATGTTCTAAGGGAGTGTTTAGAGAATGGATAAGCCAAGTTGCAGATATTGCGAGATAATTCGCACATTAGGGGTTATATTAATGGTTATAATCAACATTTCAACATTATTAGTAGTTTCGGGGGTATTATGAGAAGAAGTAACACATGTTTAGCAGTGATAAGAGACGATAAAGGGACACTATGGTTTGCAGGAGACAGAAGAATATCATGGCATTTCGGCAAAGCTCTTAAGTCACCTAGACCTAAGATAACTTACAGAAATAAAGTACTGTTAGCAGGTACAGGTACTAGTTGTATATGCGATTTAGTAACTGATCAATTTGATATACCTATTAAAACAGATCAGCAAGATACTTTCAATTACATACATACAACATTCGTACCTAAGCTAATTAAATGGTTAAGACAAGAAGGTTGGGTATCTGAAGGTGAACGTAAACTATCTACTTCTGACGACGACGGTAAATCTGAATTAGGTGCTACAATATTAATAGGTGTAGAGTCAGACTTATATGAACTAGATATAGATACTAACATGATATGTGCAGATGTTATAGATGCTCCTTATGCTGCAGGTTGTGGTGGTGCTCTAGCGCATGGTTCGCTCCTTACTACAGAAAGCTTAGACTACTCTCCTAAGAAGAGACTGACTATAGCTTTAAAGGTAGCAGCCAAAGTGTCACCTGGTTGTGATGACAACGTAGATATCTTAAACAATAGGAAGTAAATATGAAAACATTAATGCTAGACTTATTTTTAATACTTGTAGACATCGTTAGAATGATAGCTCTAGCTGTAATGTATACTGCAGCTTGTTCGATATACTTAGTATTTTGTTTACTATCTGCAATCATAGCTTTCTTGGATAGGAGAAAACTTGACAAATAGGAGAAGGTGTACTAAAATGATATTAGAGACGTTTGAATTACCTTGGCCACCCAGTGCTAATCACTACTGGTTTATAGTGGCCTGTAAAGGTGGAGGCAGAAAAGTTATAGGAAAGAAAGGTAAGGACTTTAGGAAGGGAGTTCAGGAGCTTATAGGAGACAGGATACCGCTGGAAGGAAGACTTAAGGTAGAGATAGAGGTATATCCTCCAGACAGGCGTAAAAGAGACTTAGATAACGTATTGAAGGCTACATTAGATGCCTTAGAAGATGCAAAGGTTTATTTAGATGATAATCAGATAGACTGTTTAATAGTTAATAGAAGAGAAGTTGTTAAAGGTGGAAAGATGGAGGTGAAGATATATGAAATTAAATGAAGACTTACAATGTGCTGTATACTATATAGCTAAAATGTATAATCGTATATTCGATATGACCCCTATGTTCGCCTATAACGAGGAAGACGATGAGCTGATCTACAGCCGTATGGAATATTGGGCATCTACTGAGTTAGAGTTAGAGTTTATGTGCAAATTAGTAATTAAATGTATAGAGAAGTTCCCTGAGTCTGCTGAATATATAGTGCAAGACTTACTAAGGAACATTAATAAAAGAGGATCTGTGTCTATCGAGCTAGCTTGGCAGCATGGGTATTTAACTAAAGCAATGGAAAGTAGCTGTGAAGAAGATTGCTATGAACTACAACTACTAACAGATTATAGTTTAACAGGAAGTTTAATAGGAGAGGATGATGAGTAAACCAAAAATACTATTTTACGATATAGAGACAACACCACTACAAGCGTGGATATGGCGCCCTGGTAAACAAGTAGTAAGGCCTGCTCAGTTAGTAGAAGGGTACACTAGAAATGATATTATATGTATATCTTACGAGTGGTTACACACTAATGAGAAGGGTACACTACATTGGGGTTATGAGAAACAGAACTCTAAACAAATGGTTAAAGACTTTACCAAGATTTGCCATGAAGCAGATTTAATAATTGGTAAGAACAATAAGAGATTCGATGATAAACATCTTAACTCAGCTAGGTTATGGCACGGTTTAGCAGGTGCTCCTGACCTTTTAAGTAAGGTAGATGATCTAGAGACTCAAATGAGAAGACACTTTGCTTTAGCCTCATATGGCCTTGATTACTTCTCTGAAGAATTAGGCTTTGGTGGTAAAACTAAGATGTGCTTTGACGATTGGATAAATATAGTCTATACTAAAGGTAAGGCCTCTTATAATAAGATGCTAAAATATTGTGCTAAAGATGTACATGATACTAAATTGATATGGAAGCATTGCGAAAAGCATTTCCAACCTAAGTTTAACTACTCCACATTTAGTGGTAACATGGTTTGTAAAGTGTGCGGTAGTAAGAACATTCGCAAGAACGGAACTAGGACAAGTACTTCAGGGATGGTGTCTCAGAATTATTTCTGTACTGACCATAACGGTTATGCAGGGAAACTTAATTTGAATGCCCGTAAGCCGGTGCTTAGGAGTTAATATGATAAACGTAGACTTAATAAAGAGGAGTATATCGCCTAAAAAGATATATGACGAGATGAACAAGACTATAGTAGGTCAGCATAAAGCTAAAAAGCTAGTAGCCAATGCAGTGTTCCTACACATAGTTAGGTTCTTTCAAGCTCAAGATCAAAATAGGAACGACCTTAAAAAGTCTAACGTACTATTGATGGGTCCTACAGGCTGTGGTAAAACCTTAATGGTTAGAGAAGCTGCAAGAGCCGTTAATACAATACTAAAGTTAAAAGGCTTATGCCCAGTCGCTGAGATAGATTGTACATCTATAACTCCAGAAGGCTGGTCAGGAGACGACTTAAGTGATATGTTAGAAGAACATGTTCTAGATATAAAGTCTAAAGACCCATCAGCTACTGCTGGTTCTACAATAGTCTTCTTAGATGAGTTCGATAAGTTATGTAAACCTGCTATAGGAAGTGGTGGAACTGATCATAATAAGAATACTCAATATAGTTTACTTAAGATAGCTGAAGGTAAGAAGATAATAGGTAAGAAGATAGACTTTCATACTGATAACTACTTATTCATATTAGGTGGTAACTTCTCAGAGATAAGAGATATGAGAGCTGAAAGGAAAGCAAATAAGTTCATAGGATTTAACGAACCTAAAGTTAAGAAAGAGTATATAGATTACCACGTAGAACTTGAGAAGTTAGGTATGTCTACTCAAATGATAGGACGTACACCTTATGTAGGTGAGTTAGACCAATTGAACGCTAAGGAACTTTTAACTATATTAGATATGCACTTGATCCCTGAGTACCAAGATACTTGGAATTACTTAGAGAAAGGTGAGATCATAGTTCCTACTAAAGCGCGTAATAAAATGGTTAAGCAGTGTATTGCTAGAAAGACTGGAGCTAGAGGGTTACAAACCGATATGGCTAACTTTGTAGAAGACACTATATTTGATACTGAATTTAACTTAAATGCGAGGCGTGAAGATGACATTAAAAAGATATAGCAAAGACGCAGAGTTAGAAATCCCTGAGGAGTTTAACGACGTAATCAGGGTACTTGAGATGGGAGCCATTAAGTATGGTGCTAATAGTTGGTTAAAAGGTATTCATTTTAATCATAGAGATAACCATGCTTCTATGTCTAGACACCTAGCTGAAGCTTATGTAGGTCAAACTAAAGACGCAGAGTCTGGACTACATCCTTTACTTCACTTAGCTACAAGAGCTTTAATGGAGTATACACTTGATACTAGATACTCGAAAGGTGAGGAAGCAGCTAAGGTTGAATTAGACGAAGAGCAACTTAGACGATTATATAAAGTAGGAGTTATTAAATGATTATATTAGATATCTTAGTATTCATATTTGGGGTTGCTGGAGCTTTACTTTTAATTTATAAAAATAAGTTAGGGTTCTTGAGCTTCATAATTCACAGTATAATCTGGGGTATCATGTCTTATATAGACGGTAACTATGGAGCTTTAGCTACTTGTGTAGTCTTTATAGTTATAGATAGCTTCGGGTATTGGAAATGGAGGGTAGAGCATGTTGTATAAAGATTTAACAGAAGACCAAATGGTAACAGGAGTGTCTTTAGATAGTTTAGATAAGTCTAAGTTATTCTATTTAGCGTCTCCTTACAGTCATAATAACAGTTTTATTAAACAGTGCCGCTATGAAGCTGTAATATACACAGGCTCTATACTTACTAAAAGAGGTTTCAGATTAGTAGAGCCTATAGCTATGTGCCATGAACAATCAGCTAGACATAATATGCCTGGTGGATATCAGTTCTGGAAGACTAGAGATAGAGGGTTTATAGATATCTGTCAAGGTATCATAGTACTTACAATTAAAGGTTGGGACGAATCAGAAGGTGTATCCGATGAGATACAGCATGCAAGAGACTCAGGTAAGCCTGTATGTTTCTTAAGTCCTCAACACATCTTTCCAATGGAGGTAATAGAAAATGCCATATATTAAAAAAGAAGATAGAACTAGATACGGAGAAATTGAAGAAGAGATCTTTAAAGAGTGGATGAGAAAAGAACCTAACGCTGGTGAGTTGAACTACTTATTTACACTTATAATAGATCACTACATGTGCTGTAAGGGTGAGAAGTACCAGAACTATAACGATGTAATAGGTGCTTTAGAAGGCTGTAAGTTAGAACTATACAGAACAAAGATAGCTCCTTATGAAGATATTAAGTTAGATGAGAACGGAGATGTATGATTATGATTGAAGATACAAAATTAAAAGATAGGATTTATGTTTTGACCCCTAGTGGGATTCATTTTTTTAACGATAGAAAGTTAGCAGAAGAGTATGCTAGGGTAACTAAAGGCACGATATCAGAAACTGAGAAGATCTGATGTTGTATTATCATAAAGGTATGCACCGCCTCGGGGCGGCTTTTGTGCGTGTGGCAAATATAGAACATAAAGAAGATGGTGTGTATATAAATGTACATAAGGACTTTGATGATGGCGGGTTAGTAGCTATAGATGAGAACACGGGTGAAGAGCTGATGGTGCTAGAGGATGATGATTTTGCAATAATGCTTCTTAATGCTAAGTATATTAGCTATGATGATTATATAGAAGGCATAGATGGTGTAAACGATGAAGATTAGTCAAAGAGGTATAGACCTCATTAGAAGATATGAAGGATGTAAGTTAGATGCTTACTTATGTCAAGCTGGTGTACCTACAATTGGGTATGGTCATACTAAAGATGTTAAATTAGGGGATACTATAAACTTGGGAGAGGCTCAGGACCTACTTAGAGACGATTTACAGGGTTTTGAGAAGGGTGTTAGTAGGATAGTGGCTGTGAAGCTGGAACAATGTCAGTATGACGCTCTAGTTAGCTTTTCGTTTAATCTTGGGTTAGGTAGTTTGAAGTCATCTACTCTACTTAAGAAGTTAAATAAGGGTAGTTACATGGGTGCTGCTCGTGAGTTTCCTAGGTGGAATAAGGTTAGAGTAGGCGGTAAGTTGATAGTATCAAGAGGATTAGTTAATAGACGTAAATCAGAACAGGATTGTTTCCTTGACAAATGATGGTTTATGTACTATACTATATAGTAGAGGGTCAAGCAAAAAACTTAAAAGCAAGAATAGCTAAAAAGTAGTCACTAAACTAAGGGTCGTAAGGCCCTATTTTTTTATCTGGAGGTTTTATGTATAAAAGAAAGTTTGAGGTGAAGGTACTAACTAATGAGTTCGAGACAATCATATTTTTAGAAGACACTGAGGAGCAGGCTTTAGAGGCAATGGACGAGTTGCTATATCTGTGTGTCGGTACTGAAATGACGAGAGAGTCTTGGATGGGTTTCTTTAAGAGGATTTATTTGGAGGTTACATGTATATAATAACAGCTTATAACTTGAACGGTAATATTGCAGGTACATATAAAGTACATACTATTAAAGAAGCTAAATACGATACAACTACATGGCCTGATAATATTGGACATGCGGTGTATAGAAAAGCTACTATACTTGATAGGTTAAAGCAGGTATTCACGACATTGCTGTCGCGATTCTTCCCTGGTTGATCTCTAGTTCTTATCTGCGATTCTAACGAGTTGGTCTCTAATAAGGCGTATATCTTCTTTGATTTCTTGTTGAAGGACTTTTACGCTTTCCATTCTAACTTCGATCTCTTTTGATACTTCTTTCCTATTAGGTGCATCTCTCATTCTAGCATCCATATTACGCATCCTGATTTCTATACTTCCCAACCAGAGGCTAACTATCGAAACGACAATACCTATTAGCATTGTTTCTGGCATCCTAACTCCTTATTCTGGCTTTGTAGGCCAAACTATGTTTTCTATCTCAGTGACCCCTGAGTCTACCTGA